CCGTGGAACAAATCCCGCGAGGCCGTTGGCCGCGACAGACCCCTTACACGTGCCGAACTCCGTCAGGTGCAAGGTGTTTTAAACCGGATTGACCGCCTGCCGTTTTTCCTGCAAACGCTGTTTACCTCGCGTTATAACTTCATCCGCCGCACAAAGAGCCCTTTGGGTGGGCTGTATTTCCTCAAAAACACGTTTGAACGCAAGCTGCTGCCGCGTCTTGAGCGTGTTAATGAGCTGTGCGGGATGAATGAATCTGCCTCGATTGGGTTTCTGTCTGCGCGTGATGAATATGCACGCCTGCCGGATATGAACGACAAAGAGCTCAGGAAGTTTGCGGCCAGAATAGCCTCGCAGCTCTGGAGCAGATACGAGGAATTGAGCGACGCCTGGGCGCACGCGCACGGCGGCAAAGAAACCCTTTTCACTGATGAGGCGCAGGCGCATTTATACGGGAAGGTTGCCGGCGTCGCGCGTGCTTTCAACTTCACCCCGATGTACTGGAAAAAATACCGTAAGGGTCAGATGACGATCCGCATGGCATTTTCCGCCATTTCACGTCTGATTAAGGATGAGTGGTGGGTTAACCAGCTCAAGGCGCAGCGGATGCGCTGGCGCGAGGCGCTGCTCATCGCTGCCGGTGAAGTCAATAAAGACCGATCCCCCTACGCCAGCAAAATGGCGATCCGCGATGTTCACGCTCGCCGCCTGGCTAATCTCGAATACCTCAAATCCTGCGAGCTGGAAAACAAAGTCACCGGTGAACGTATCGACCTCATCAGCAAGGTTATGGGGAGTATTTCTAACCCTGAAATACGTCGCATGGAGCTGATGAATACCATCGCCGGGATTGAGCGCTACGCGGCCAGCGCCGGTGACGTGGGGATGTTTATCACCCTGACCACACCTTCGAAATACCATCCGACCCGACAGGTCGGCAAAGGCGAAAGCAAAACGGTGCAGCTCAATCACGGCTGGAACGACACCGCATTTACGCCAAAAGACGGCCAGCGCTATCTCTGCAGAATCTGGGGCCTGATGCGTACCGCGTTCAAAGATAATGATTTAGAGGTTTACGGGATGCGCGTTGTCGAACCGCACCACGACGGCACGCCTCACTGGCACATGATGCTGTTTTGCAAACCCGGTCAGCGTAAAGCCATCAACGAAATTATGCGTCGTTATGCCCTCAAAGAGGACGGACACGAAAAGGGCGCGGCAAAACAGCGCTTTGAGTCCCGTCATCTTAATCAGGGCGGCGCGGCGGGTTATATCGCTAAATACATTGCCAAAAATATCGACGGCTACGCGCTCGACGGCCAGCTCGACCACGACACCGGCAAGCCCCTGAAAGATACGGCCGCAGCCGTCACCGCATGGGCGTCTACATGGCGCATCCCGCAGTTTAAACCGATTGGCCTCCCGACGATGGGCGCTTACCGCGAACTGCGCAAGCTCCCGCGCGGGGTGAGCATTGCCAGTGAGTTTGACGACAGGGTCGAGGCCGCGCGAGCGGCTGCAGATGCAGGGGAATTTGACCAGTACATCATCGCGCAGGGTGGCGCAAACATTAAGCGTGATGCTCAGGCCGTCAGGGTCGCCCGTAAGGTGACGGATGAGGTCAACGAGTACGAGGAAGATATCGAGAGGGTGGTCGGGATTTATGCCCCTCACCTCGGGGCTCATCGTGTCCATGTAACCCGTACAGCCGAATGGCGCATCGTTCCAAAGGTTTTGGCCGTTGAGCCTTTGACCTTAAAAAGCGGCTCTGCCGCGCCTCGGAGTCCTGTCAATAACTGTGGAAAGCTCATCGGCGGTAGCGATCCAGTTATGATACCCACACCCTCTGAGCAAGCCGCAACAGTGTTAGAATTGATTGAGCTCGGGGTCATCGGCTGGAATGAACCAGACGTCGTGAAGGTGCTTAAAGGCGCGTTAAAAGCTGGTGCACCCCGCAAAAATTGCCAGCAAAGGAGCAATGCGCCGCTAAGAACCAGCGAGCAAGCACCATCAGCCCGGATGACAAAACCCGAAAGGGATCGCATGGCGAAAATTCGTTTTGATTTGGCTCAGGAAGGGATTAGCCCGGAACGGTGGGAGCTCGACGCGCTGGCGCGTGGGGCAACGGTGATTTATGGCGAAAAAAAATTTCATTACAAAGTGAGTGATTATGAGTGGGGTTACTCAGTGTATGAAGCAGAATGGCTAATAATTTAATCGTTTTTTCAATGATTTGTTTACTCGGGGGGAGTGTTTCATTTTCTGTGGTTATGTTTTTTTGTAATTCACGAGGATGTCTTGAAATGATAGAAAGTAGTGGACCACTGAGAGCGAAATTGCTATGCTGCTATAACATTGAACTTGAGGTATAACCTGATGCTTAGAAAGGCTATAACAAAAATTAAAACTGATGGCATTCACTTATATCATGGCGATTGCTTAAACCTTTTGACCATGATGGATGATGCCTCTGTTGATTTAATAGTTACTTCACCACCCTATGCAGACCAACGCAAAGGTACTTATGGTGGAATTTCCCCTGATAAATATGTTGAATGGTTTACTCCTATAGCAGAGCAAATGCTTCGAGTGCTTAAACCATCCGGTTCTTTTATTTTAAATATAAAAGAAAAAGCTGTTAACGGGGAGCGACATACGTATGTGCTGGAACTTATTCTAAGAATGCGTCAATTAGGATGGTTTTGGACAGAAGAGTATGTGTGGCATAAAAAGAATTCATTCCCTGGGAAATGGCCTAATCGTTTCAGGGATTCTTGGGAACGTTGCTTGCATTTTACTAAAAGCAAGAAATTTGCCATGTATCAAGAATCTGTAATGGTGCCGATGGGTGATTGGAAAAATGAACGTCTTAAAAAATTGAGTTCCAAAGATATTATTCGCGATGAGTCAAAAGTTGGAAGTGGGTTTGGTAAAAACATTTCTAACTGGCAAGGGCGCGAAATGGCGTATCCAACTAACGTCCTACATATGGCGACAGAATGTAGTAACAGAAAGCATAGCGCAGCTTTTCCTGAGTCTCTCCCTGCGTGGTTTATAAAATTGTTTACTCAACCTGGAGATGTAGTGCTTGATCCATTTGCAGGCTCAGGGACTACGTTACTTGCTTCAGATAAACTTTCAAGATATTCCGTTGGTTTTGAGTTGCTAGCTGAGCATTGTTTAGTTGCAAAGGAGCGTTTGGGGCTTAAGGCGTTGAGCTCTAATGGTGTCATTGAGTATTGCAAAGAGGCTGAATAACCTGCCGATTTGTGGTAGTTTCTTCTTTGGTTAACCAACAGAAGGAAAAACTATGGCAGGAAGATGTATTTTTTGTGGTGATCCGGCTGATAAGATTATCGGATTGCGTTTGCGTAGGCAGGCTGATGGCGGAAAAGCTATTTGGGCCCCCGATACTGATGCTTACCTTTGCGACACTCATGCAGCGAATGGTTACAACGTTGAAATTAATTTCACACCTCGTACTGACCGTGTTGTACAAACGAGGGTGAGCTCTAGTACGAGTGGTCCGGTTATTCACAACCACACTATTACTAAAAGCGTAAATTAATCTTGCTTTAAGTTAAATTAAACCGCCCAACATTATGGATGTCAGTTCATCTGGGCGGTTTAATTTTTTATGGAAATTGATAAGTCCACTATGTGCATTGGTATGGTGCATGAATCTGCATTAGTTCAAAACTTAAAATTAGGCTAACTATTACTAATACTGGCGCGGCTGGATGCCTCTGATGCGCCTGCATTAAAAGCGATCCTTTAAGCGCGCAGGCGAGGCGGGGATAGCACTGCGCGCCGGGCGTGGTGACAGGATTTATTTTGCGCGTCTATGCGCGTCGTGGCGGCGCGCTGATGGATGCGGTCGGCTAATGAGGTGTTGGGGCAGTTGCGCCGCGTGTGCGGCCTCTGGTTTGCTCAGAGGGGATGCCGCCCGGAGGCGGCATTCTGGCGGGGGTTACTCGGTATCGATGCCGTAATCCTTAAAGCGGATCACCTCCATTCCTAACCAATCGTTAATCTCTTTGAAACGCTCCTGCAGCGGCGTCAGCTCGTTGCGCACAAACACCCGCGCCACCTTCTCGATATCGCCCATTGAGCCGATATTCTCAGGCTTGCCGCCCATGAGCTGGAACGGTACGCGGTGCGCATCGAGCAGGTCGGCGGCGCTCACCTTCTTGATGTTAAAAAAATCATCCTTTGTGGCGACTTCACTCAGCGGCACGATCTTGATGCCGTCCGGTTTCCCGTTCGGGGCATAGAAAAACAGGTTTTTGAAATTCCCGAGCCCTTTCGAGTCGCGCATCGCTGAGCGCAGCGCCTCGACGTCTGTGCTGCTCTGCGCCGCGTCGGTCACGTACATGATGTAACCCGCGTGCGCGCCGTTCTGGTAATACTTGCGACGAAACAGCGTGGCGGATTCATTCAGCCAGGCTGAATTTAGCGCGCTCAGGTATTCCGGCATCCCGTAGAGCTCCTGATTGATATCGGGCTCCAGCAAATGGCACACCGAGCCGGGCGCGAACTGGTGCGGGTGCGTGAAGTCCGACACGTACCAGTAAACGCCCTCCTCGACGCCCCGGCGGGTGTATTTGGCCGGGGAGGTTTCCAGCTTAAAGAGCTGGCCGGTGACGCTCATGCGCTTTTCCAGATAGCCGTTGGCAAACACCAGATAATCGAGCACAAGGCGGCTGAAATCCTGACGTGAAAGCAGCGGGTGCGGGATGTAGGTACTCGTCAGGATGTTGCGCTTTACGTAAATCGGGGAGCTGTGGTGCACTGCGGCGCGCAGGCTTTTCGCCAGCCCGGAGAAGTTGACCGGCGGCTCGTACCATTTGCCGTTGTTGATGCACTCGACATAGTCGAGGATATCGCGGCGATCCAGAACCGGTGACGGCTCGCCAAAGGTGAACGCCTCCATTTTCTGCGGTGCGCTGGCGGTCATGTTGGTCTTTTTTGGCTGTTTATTTTGGCGTTTTTTCATCTTAGTTAATGTCCAGAATTGAGCTTGATTGCATACCGCTACCGGCGGAAAGCGGCTCGTTTAACAGGGCGTGCATGGTCGCCCACGCGATATCTGCGTGGCTGGCTTCCTCACTGCGGCTGGCTTCATAGGTGGCGCTGCGGCCACTGCTGGTCATGGTTTTGCGGATAGCCATGAATGACTGCGTGATGTCGGTCGCACCGGCGTCATATTCCAGACACCCGCGTCGAATGGTGTCTTTTGCTTTCAGCACCATCGCGGTTTTCATTTCCGGCGTGTAGCGGATGGCGCGTGCCGCCGGGAAGAATGAGCGCACGAGCTGGTAAACACCCTGGCCGATGCCGGTCGCATCGATGCCGATATAGTCGACGGTGTATTTTTCGGTCAGCGCCCGGATGGCCTCGGCCTGCGCGGCAAAGTCCATGCCTTTCCACTGGTGACGCTCAAGAATGCGGAACTTGCCACCGGCAACCAGCGGCGGAGCCAGTACTGCACAGCCTGCGCTGTCGCCGGTGTGTGAAGGGTCATAACCAATCCATACAGGACGCCAGTTAAACGGACGGTCGGCAAACGGTTCGAAGTCCTCCCATTCTTCCATCGCATCGACCATGCAGCGCTGCAGCTCCTCGAACGGGAATACCGACGCCTTATCGTCGACGAACTCGCACATAAACAGGTTACGGAAGTCATCCGCGCTGTTTTCCTGCTTAAGCTGGTCGAGATTAAACAGGGTGCAGCCCCCGGCGAGCGCGTCCTCGATGGTGACTATCTGTCGCCACTGGCCGTCACCGCACAGCGTGCCACCGGCAAGCGCCTGATGGCTGATATCGATGTCGACACGTTCGTCGCGGTTGCTTCGGCCACGGTTAAACAGCTCGCCTGACCAGAACGGGTAAGCGCCGTGCGCCAGCGTCGACGGGGTCGAAAAATAAGTGGTGCGCAGGTGTGACTGCGAGGCCATGCCCGAGGCGACTTTGCGCAGCTTCTGGAAATTGGGGATCCAGAAAATTTCATCGACGTACAGGTCGCCGTTGTGGCTCTGCGCGGTGTTGGAATTGGTCCCGAGGAAAATCAGCTCTGCGCCGTTGTTGCCGATGACAATCGGGTCGCCTGACAGGTCGACGTCAACCAGACGGGCAAAGGCGATGATGTACTTACGGAACACGTAAGCCTGCGTTTTACTGGCCGACAAAAATATCTGGTTCTGCCCGGTCTTAAGCGCGCGCAGGAGGGACTCGCGCGCAAAGTAGAACGTCGCGCCAATCTGTCGCGATTTCAGGATGTGGCGGATGCGGTGCTCTAACCCGGCTTTATGCCACCTGAGCTGATAGTCAAACGACTGGTCGAAGAAAATCTCTTCCAGCTTCTCAATTGCCTCCTCGCTGAAATAGTTTCGTTTCGGCTTTTTGCGATCCCCTTTGTTGCGGCTGGCAATATTGGGGTTTAAATCCACCTCGTTTCCGGTCTGGCTGTAGCGGTTCACGCGCGCAAGGCGCTCCATCTGGCGCGACAGAAAATCAGCGACTTTAAAGTCATGCGCCGTCATGTCGGGCTTGGCGTAAAGCTGGATGAGTCGCGCCTCTAATGTCGATTCAACGCGGTTAATCGGCGCGGTTTCCTCCCATCCATCACGCTGTTTCCAGCTCTGCACGGTCGGGCGCTTGAGCTGCAGCATGTCGCAGATTTGCGGCACGGCGAACCCCTGCCAGTACAACAGCCGCGCCTGTCGTCGCGGGTCATTGAGCAGTGAAAGGTCAGTTGAAATGGTCATGCTTACCTCGTTTTGATGTCACGAGGCAAGGCTAAGGAAATGGCCGGGTATTATCGCTAAACCCTTGTTGTGTAGGATCTAATCGGATCGTAAGCGGTGGCTGATACGGGTCAGAGTCGGGAAACTAACCCCGACCCGAAAACCCAACATCAGGACACCTGAACAATGGCAAAGAAAGTTTCTAAATGGTTTCGCATCGGCGTCGAGGGTGACACTTGCGATGGCCGCGTCATCAGCGGCGATGATATTCAGGAAATGGCCGACACGTTCGACCCGCGCGTCTACGGCTGCCGCATAAACCTCGAACATATCCGGGGTCTGATGCCTGACAGCCCGTTTAAACGCTACGGCGATGTGACCGAGCTTAAGGCGGAGATTATCAGCGATGACTCTGTGCTCAACGGAAAAAAGGCGCTGTTTGCCAAAATTGCCCCGCTCGATGAGCTGGTCAGTATGGTGCGTGCCGGGCAGAAAGTTTACACCTCCATGGAAATCCGCCCGAACTTCTCGAACAGCGGTAAATGCTATCTCATCGGGCTGGCCGTCACCGATGACCCGGCCAGCCTCGGCACCGAATACCTCGAATTCTGCAGCCGCGCCGCGCAGAACCCGCTTGCCGGTAAAAAAGACCAGCCGGGCGATCTCTTCTCTGTGGCCTCACTGGCTGCGCTGGAATTTGAGGATGTTCCCGACACCATGCTCAACAGCCTGACCGACAAGGTTAAGGCCATCTTCAGCCGCAAACAGGCCAGCGATGATGCACGTCTCGCAGATGTGCATGAGGCTGTCACCACCGTCACCGAGCTGGTGCAAACCAATCTCACCGCCACTGACCAGCGCGTCACCGAGCTGGAAACCGAACTGGAGAAGCTTAAGCAGGACGTGACCAGCAAGGCCGATGAAAGCGCGCAGGCGTTTAACGACCTTAAAAACTCCCTCGATAACACCGAAAGCCAGCGCCAGCCGCGCCGCGAGCTTTCAAAAGGTGGTACGGGCGACGAGTTGCTGACCAACTGCTGATAACCCGCCGGGTGTGCTGCCCGGCCTGATACCTATTACCTGAACAGGAATAACCATGCGTAAAGATACCCGCTTCAAATTCAATGCCTACCTGTCCCGCGTTGCGGAGCTGAACGGCGTTTCCACCGATGATGTGGCGAAGAAATTCACCGTCGAGCCGTCGGTCACGCAAACCCTGATGACCACCCTGCAGATGTCATCCGCGTTTCTGACCAAAATCAACATCGTGCCGGTCGACGAGCTGAAAGGCGAAAAAGTCGGGGTTGGCGTTAACGGTACGATTGCCAGCACTGCCGACACCACCGGTGACGACGAGCGTAAAACCGCTGATTTCACCGCGCTGGAGTCCAACAAATACGAGTGCGCGCAGATTAACTTTGACTTCCATATCCGCTACAAACAGCTCGACCTGTGGGCGCGATTCCAGGACTTCCAGACCCGTATTCGTGACGCGATTATCAAGCGTCAGTCGCTCGATTTCATCATGGCCGGTTTCAACGGCATCGAGCGCGCGGCGACGTCTGACCGTGCGAAAAACCCTATGCTGCAGGACGTGGCGACCGGCTGGCTGCAGAAGTACCGCAATGAAGCGCCAGCGCGCGTGATGTCAAAAATCACCGACGAGGAAGGTGCGGTGATTTCTGAAGTGATCCGCGTGGGTAAAAACGGCGACTATGCGAACCTCGACGCGCTGGTCATGGATGCCACCGGCAATCTGATTGACGAGATTTATCAGGACGACCCGGAGCTGGTTGTCATCACCGGGCGTAAGCTGATGGCGGATAAATATTTCCCTATCGTTAACAAAGAGCAGGCAAACACCGAGTCGCTGGCCGCTGACATCATCATCAGCCAGAAGCGAATCGGCAACCTGCCAGCCGTGCGCGTGCCGTACTTCCCGGCTAATGCCCTGATGGTGACGCGTCTCGACAACCTGTCAATCTACTTCATGGATGACGCACACCGCCGCGCCATCATCGAAGAGCCGAAAAAAGACCGCGTCGAAAACTACGAGTCCATGAATATTGACTACGTAGTCGAGGCTTACGCCGCCGGGTGCCTGATTGAAAATATCACGCTCGGTGACTTCACCGCACCTGCAGCGCCGGAAAGCGGAGAGTAAGCCATGACGAGTCCCGCAGCGCGTCACATGATGCGGGTCTCGGCCTCTGAAACTGCGCAGCGGGCTGCAGTCCCGCTGCGTAATGCAACTGCCTATGAGCAGATGCTCGTTAAGCTGGCCGCAGACAACCGCACGCTAAAACAAATCAGCTCCAAAGAGCGTAAAGCCGCGAAAAAAAGCGAGCTGTTACCGTTCTATCTGCCGTGGGTGGCTGGCGTTCTCGAAAGCGGTAAAGGGGCGCAGGATGACATCGTCATGACGGTCATGCTGTGGCGTCTCGATGCTGACGATATCGCCGGGGCGCTGGAGATAGCCCGTTACGCCATGACCTACGGCCTCACCATGCCGGTCGGTCGCCGTCCGACGCCGTGCCTGCTGGCCGAAGAGGTCACGCTCGCCGCGCAGCGCCTGCTCGCTGCAAAACAGCCGGTCGAACTAGCGAACCTGCTCGACACCATCGCGCTGACGGAGCGCGCGGATATGCCCGATATCGTGCGTGCGAAGCTGCACAAAATCACCGGCTACGTGCTGCGTGATGCGAAGCAACTGCCCGAGGCGCTGGCGCACCTGCAGCGTGCGATCCAGTTAGAAAGCACTATCGGGGTGAAAAAGGATATCGAGCAGTTAGAGCGTCAGCTCAGGCCAAAACCTGAACCCGCCCCGAAAACCCAAAAGACTAAACCGCGCACGCGCAAACCTGCCGCTAAACCGGCGGCACGGCGCGGGCGTCCACCAAAGGCGGCAAAAGCCGCAGGTTAACCGAGCGCTCCCCGAGCCGGGCGGCACGCCGTTCAATGCGGGTATTCCTTACCCTGACTGCAAACGGCGTCCACCGCCCACCCATTACCCGAGGTTGTCATGACGACGCTGATTATTGAGCCAAAACAAGAGCCGCAGGATGTGCCGGGCGTGGTGATACCGCCACCGGGCGTGAGCGAGCCGGTAATAAAAAACACCCCGTTTTTTCCTGACGTGGATCCGAAGCGCGTGCGGGAGGAAATGCGGTTAGAACAGACCGTTTCCCCCGTGCGCCTGCGCCGGGCGATTAAGACCGCCATCGCGGAGACGAATGCGGAGCTGGGCGAATGGCGCGAGCGTCAGCTCGAAGCCGGTCACGCCACGCTGGCGGATGTCCCGACCGACCAGCTCGACGGTGAGAGCGTGCGCGTTTTCCACTATTTCAACGCCGTGTGTGCCATGACGACCGCCACGCTCTATGAGCGCTTTCGTGGCGTGGATGCGACCGCCAAAGGCGACAAAAAGGCCGACAGTATCGACAGCACTATCGATGAGATGTGGCGGGATATGCGCTGGTCAGTGGCGCGTATCCAGGACAAAGCGCGCTGTATTGTGGGGCAAATCTGATGAAAGCGTATGCGCTGCAGGGCGACACCCTCGACGCGATTTGTGCCCGGTATTACGGGCGAACCGAGGGGGTAGTCGAAACCGTCTTAGAAGCGAATCCCGGTCTGTCCGAGCTCGGCGTCATTCTGCCGCATGGCACGGCAATAGAGCTGCCCGAGACCGAGAGCGCGGCCAGAACCGAAACGGTGAATCTATGGGACTGAGCATGGAAAAAATCACCACGTTTATCGCCTACTGGCTGGCCGTTGCGCTGGCGTATCTCGGGGCAATTTCACCCGAAAAGATGGCGCTTTACGTGGGCGGCGGGTGCGCCATTTTTACCGCGCTGACGAACTACTGGTTTAAGCGCAAGACGTACCTCTATCTGACATCGCTCGGACTCGATAAAGGGGCTATTCGTGAAATCAATCGTTAAAAAATGCAGTGTGGCCGCAGTGCTGGCGCTGGCGGCGCTGATGCCTGATTTTCGTCTGCTTAACACCTCGCCCGAGGGGCTGGCGCTGATTGCCGACCTCGAAGGTTGTCGCCTGACGCCTTACCAGTGCAGCGCGGGAGTGTGGACGTCAGGCATCGGCCACACTGCAGGCGTCGTCCCGAAAGGGGAAATCACCGAGCGTCAGGCGGCGGCGAACCTTGTCGCGGATGTGATGAACGTCGAGAAACGTCTCGCGGTCTGCGCGCCGGTGGAAATGCCGCAACAGGTTTACGATGCGCTGGTCAGCTTCTCATTCAACGTGGGAACCGGCGCGGCCTGCCGCTCAACGCTGGTCTCGTACATCAAGCGTCATCAATGGTGGCAGGCGTGCGACCAGCTCACCCGCTGGGTTTATGTGAATGGCAAAGTCAGCACCGGGCTGGAAAATCGCCGCGCGCGTGAGCGTGCCTACTGCCTCAGGGGGATTCAATGAAACTGATGTTGTTTTTACTGGTCGCGCTGATGGCGGTTGTGCTCTGGCAGCGCCATGAAAACGGCAACCTGATGCGCTCCTTTGAACGGGCGAACAAGGTCGCCACCGAACAAAAAACGACGATAGGAATGCTGAAAAATCAGCTTTCCGTTTCGCAGGGCATCGCCAGGAAAAACGAAACCGCGCAGGTCAGTTTACGCGGGGAACTGCTGGCCGCCAGTGCGATGGCCGTGCGTCGTGAAGAAACCATTACAAGGCTGATAAATGAGAATGAAACGTTACGCCGCTGGTATAGCGATAAGCTGCCTGATGTTGTGCGTCGGCTGCACACCCGCGCCGGTTGCGCCTCCGCCGGTCATTGTTTACAGCGCGTGTCCGAAGGTGAGCTATTGCCCGATGCCGGGCAGCGACCCGGCCACTAATGGCGACCTGAGTGCAGATATCCGCAGGCTTGAGCACGCGCTCGCCGCCTGCGCGCTGCAGATTGAAACCGTCAAAGACTGTCAGGATAAACTCGATGAAGAAAGCAATCAGCCTGCGCAAGGCGTTAATTGACGCCGTCCCGCAGCTTAAAACCAATCCCGAGATGATGCGCATTTTTGCCGACGAGGGGAATATCGATGCGCGGCTCGCGGCTTCCCTGTCCCACGAGAAAATTTACACTCTGAATGTGATCGTGTGTGACTTTGTGGGCGACCCCGATTTGATTTTCGTGCCGGTGGCCGCATGGCTGCGTGAGAATCAGCCGGATATCTGCACGCTCGATGACGGGCGCAAAAAGGGCTACCGTTTCCAGATGGATTTAAATGACGAGGACAGTGTCGATATCAGCATCAGCCTCCAGCTCACCGAGCGCACCCTCATCAAAGAGGAAAACGGCGCGCTGCATGTCAGCTATGCCCCGGAGCCGCCACTGCCTGAGCCCGTCACGCGCCCGAAAGAGCTCTATATCAACGGCGAACTGGTGAGCAAATGGGATGAGTGACTTTAAGCCTTTTGACAACCAGCTCGCCGGGCTGCTTGCTGCCCTGTCACCCGCAGGGCGTCGCAAGCTTGCCGGTGACATTGCAAAGGAGCTGCGCAAGTCGCAACAGCAACGGATTAAACAGCAAAAAGCACCGGACGGCTCACCCTATCAGGCGCGAAAGCGTCAGCCTATCAGGGCTAAGACCGGGCGGATTAAACGGGCGATGTTCCAGAAACTCCGCACGAGCCGGTACATGAAAGCCAGTGGCCGTGAAAACAGTGCCGTGGTGGAGTTTACCGGCAAAGTGCAACGCATCGCGCGCGTCCATCAGTTAGGCCTCAAAGACCGCCCAAACGCGCACGCTAAGGACGTCCAGTACGCAGAGCGTCAGCTACTCGGATTCAGCAGGGAGGATAAACAGCTCGTTGAGACGCTGATAATTAAACACCTCACTCGCTGAGCGTTGTCACAACAACCACAAAACACCTTTCCATTGCCGCAGGCCTTGCCCGGCGGCATCCTTTCCCCCATGAATAATTTAAATTCTCTGCAGGAAATCGCACGCGCGATCCGCAACCTTATCCGCACCGGCATTGTGACCGACGTTGACCTCGACGAGGGGCTGTGTCGTGTCCAGACCGGCGGAATGCAAACCACCTGGTTAAACTGGCTCACCTGTCGAGCCGGTCGCTCTCGCGTGTGGTGGGCTCCCTCGGTCGGTGAGCAGGTGTTATTGCTGGCCATCGGTGGCGAGCTCGATACGGCCTTTGTGCTGCCGGGCATTTTCTCTGACGACCATCCCTCGCCGTCTGCCTCCCCTGATGCGATTCACGTCGCCTTTCCTGACGGGGCGGTTATCGAGTACGAGCCCGAAATCGGGGCGCTCACCGTGTCAGGTATTAAGACCGCCGACGTCACCGCGTCGGATTCCATTACGGCCACCGTGCCGGTGGTGCTGGTGAAAGCTGAAACCCGCATCACGCTCGACACACCCGAGGTGGTATGCACCAACAAGCTGACAACCGGCACGCTCGAGGTGAAGAACGGCGGGACTATGTCCGGGAACATCGAGCACACCGGCGGGACACTGAAATCAAACGGCGTACAGGTGGATAACCACGCGCACGGCAACGTACAGAGCGGCGGAAGCTGGACTAAGGGGACGCAATGACGGTGCGTTATCTGGGAATGAACGGCCAGACCGGGCTGAGTGTTTCTGAGGCCGAACATATCAGGCAGAGCGTGCGCGACATTCTGGTCACGCCGATAGGCTCGCGCGTCATGCGCCGTGAATACGGCTCGCTCCTGTCGGCTCTGATTGACCAGCCGCAGACCCCGGCGCTGCGCCTGCAGATTATGGCCGCGTGTTATTCCGCGATCCAGAAATGGGAACCCCGCGTCAGCCTGACAAGCATCACCTTTGAGCGTTCGGAGCATGACGGCGGGCTGTATGTCGACATCACCGGCACGCGCTCGGCCAGCGGCCAGCCCTTTTCCCTCACCATTCCACTGAGTTAAACGCTATGGCAATTGTTGACCTGAACCAGCTCGCCGCGCCTGATGTCGTGGAAGTGCTGGACTATGAAACCATCCTGAGCGAACGCAAGGCGACGCTCGTCTCGTTATACCCCGAGGAACAGCAGGAGGCCGTCGCGCGCACCCTGACGCTCGAATCAGAGCCGATTGTTAAGCTGCTGCAGGAAAACGCCTACCGGGAAGTTATCTGGCGACAGCGCGTAAACGAGGCCGCGCGTGCGGTCATGCTGGCGTATGCAGAAGATGCCGACCTTGACCAGATAGGCGGAAATTATAACGTCGAGCGCCTTGTCATCACGCCTGCAGATGACATGACGTTTCCGCCCACGCCAGCCGTGATGGAATCGGACACCGACTACCGCCTGCGCATTCAGCAGGCTTTTGAGGGGCTGAGTACCGCAGGCTCAATCGGCGCATATCAGTTTCATGGCCGCAGCGCTGACGGGCGTGTCGCGGATATTTCCGTCATAAGTCCCGAGCCTGCGTGTGTGACCGTGTCGGTGCTGTCGCGTGAAAATAACGGCGTGGCCTCTGACGAGCTGCTCGCCATCGTGCGCACTGCGCTTAACGACGAGGACGTCCGGCCGGTGGCCGACCGCGTGACCGTGCAGTCAGCGAAAATCGTCGACTATAAAATCATCGCATCGCTTTACCTGTACCCCGGTCCTGAAAGTGAGCCGGTGCTCAGTGCGGCAAAAGCAAAGCTGCAGGCGTATATCAGTGCGCAGCACCGGCTCGGGCGTGATATCCGCAAATCAGCCATTTATGCTGCCCTCCACGTCGAGGGCGTGCAGCGCGTCGAGCTGGCCGCGCCAGTGGCCGATATCGTGCTCGATGAGACTCAGGCGTCATGGTGCAGTGAGTACAGTGTGACTATCGGGGGCAACGATGAGTAATACCCGACTGTTGCCGGTGGGCTCCTCACCGCTTGAGGTGGCGGCGGCGCGCGCCTGCGCTGAGATTGAAAATACTCCCGTTCCCCTGCGCCGACTCTGGAGCCCTGACGACTGCCCGGCAAACCTGCTGCCGTGGCTGGCGTGGGCGTTTTCCGTTGACCGGTGGGATGAGAGCTGGCCGGAGAACACGAAAAGAGAAGTAATCCGCGCGGCGTGGTTTATTCATGCGCACAAAGGCACGATTGGTGCAGTGCGTCGCGTGGTGGAACCGCTCGGCTACCTGATAAACGTTACTGAGTGGTGGGAAACCAGCGACCCGCCCGGCACGTTTCGCCTCGATATCGGAGTGTTAGAAACCGGCATCACCGAGGAAATGTATTACGAAATGGAGCGGCTTATTGCTGATGCAAAGCCAGCCAGCCGCCATCTTATCGGCCTCAATATTATTCAGGACATCCCCGGCTACCTCTACACCGGCGCCCTGAGCTATGACGGCGACATCATCACGGTATACCCCGGATAAGTGAGAACACAATGACAGTGAAATACAAAACGGTCATCACCAAAGCCGGTGCAATCAAGCTGGCTGCAGCGACCATCCCCGGCGGAAAAAAAGTGAACCTGACGGCGATGGCCGTCGGTGATGGTGGCGGCACGCTGCCGACCCCTGACCCGAACCAGACAAAACTCGTTAAAGAGGTCTGGCGTCACGCGCTGAACAAAATCAGCCAGGACAGGAAAAATAAAAATTATGTCGTGGCGGAGCTGCTTATCCCGCCTGAGACCGGCGGTTTCTGGATGCGTGAGCTCGGGCTCTACGATGACACCGGCACGCTGATTGCGGTCGGGAATATGGCCGAAAGCTACAAGCCAGCGCTCGCAGAGGGCTCAGGGCGCGCGCAGACCGTGCGTATGGTTATCATGGTGAGCGACATCGAGTCAGTCGAGCTGACCATCGACACCTCAATGGTGATGGCAACGCAGGACTACGTCGACAATAAACTCGCGGAGCATGAGCAGTCGCGTCGCCATCCTGACGCGACACTTACCGCAAAGGGTTTCACGCAGTTAAGCAGCGCAACCGACAGCGTGTCTGAGTCCGTCGCAGCGACGCCGAAAGCCGTTAAAGCAGCGTATGACCTTGCGAAAGGGAAATATACGGCTCAGGACGCCACCACGGCGCAAAAGGGTATCGTCCAGCTAAGCAGCGCGACCGACAGCGCGTCTGAGGGCGTCGCAGCGACGCCGAAAGCGGTTAAGGCGGCGTATGACCTTGCGAAGGGTAAATATACGGCTCAGGACGCCACCACGGCGCAAAAGGGCATTGTCCAGCTCAGTAGCGCAACCGACAGCACGTCTGAGGCACTGGCGGCGACACCGAAAGCCGTTAAGGCTGCAAATGACAATGCCAGCGGGCGAGTTCCGTCAGGGCGCAAGGTCAATGGCCGGGCGCTGACATCTGATATCAGCATTACGGCGCAGGATATTTTTAACGGTCAGACTGTCGGGATTGGTAATGCTGAGGACTTAAACGCCTACACCACGCCGGGACTGTATTACCAGCCAGCAAACGCGCAGGCGCAAACCGGGAAAAACTATCCTGAGGCAATTGCCGGTTCACTGGAGGTGTTTAAGCACGCGGGTATCACACAAATTTATCGCGTGTACAATAATTCCCGCTCATACATCCGCACGCTGTACAGTGGGACGTGGTCAGCCTGGACTAAACAGTATGATGCGGCTAATAAACCGTCTCCGGCTGATATTAATGCCGTGAATAAGGGCGGCGACACAATGACCGGATTGCTCAGCATGAATGCGGGCGCCTCTGTGAGCAGTACTTTTACATTTAAAAACGGTAGTGGGATCGCGTCTGAGAAAACTGGTACTAACCCACGTAATGGTCGGATTTACTGGGGCGGTGATGCGAGTCGCGGCAACAGGGTAGAGTTTGCAGATGATTCCGGCTGGAAAGCTTACATTGAGCGCCATCCCGCTAACGGTGTTCAGTTAATCGTCAATGGTAGAATTAACGGAAGTATTATTTATTCCAGTGGTGAAGTGCAGGCAGGCGGAGGGAAATCACGCCTTGCTACTGATGGAAATATATTTGGCTCGAAATGGGGTGAGCAGTGGCTTGATGTATATCTGAAAAACACCTATCAGCCCAAAGGGAATTATACCCCGGCAGGACAGGCATACACCAAAGCGGAAAGTGATGGACGTTTTCAGCCAAAAGGTAGTTACACCCCGGCAGGGCAGGCTTATACCAAGGCTGAGAGTGATAATAGGTTTCAAAAAATAAATACAGCATCCAAAGCTGTCAATGGATGGTTTAAAGATACCAACACGGGATTGATTTACCAATGGGGGAGAAATACTTCAACCGTAGTTGGTAATGCCACTGTGACATTTCCTATTGCGTTTCCTAATGCGTGTTTGAATTTACAAAATACATGGGTTAGGGGAACGAATAATCCAGGGCAAAAACCGTGGGGTTTTGTTACCAGTTTTAATAACACATCTGCTAGTTTGTCCAGTGATGCGTCTGGTTCATTCTGGTATGCAGTGGGGTATTGATATGTCAGAGCGGATTTTCTTTAGTGCAAAAACAAATGGTTTTTACCCTTATTCTTTAATTAATGATTATGAAAATGCAGATACTTGGCCTGAGGATGCGGTAGAAATATCTGAGCGATGGTATTCTGTATTACTTGATGGGTTAAGTAACGGGAAAGTCATATGTGCTAATCAAGACGGTCAGCCAGTCCTTTCAGAGCCGCCCCCTCCAACAGCGCAGGAGTTGAAAGCTATTAACGAAGAAAGAAAGTCGCAATTGTTGCGGGAAATAGCCGAAGAAATAGCGCCTTTACAGGATGCTGTTGAGCTTGGAATCAGTACTAAAGATGAAGAAGACTCTCTTTTAGAGTGGCGGAGATATCGTGTGCTGGTTAACAGGGTTGATCCTGAAAATCCTGTCTGGCCGGAAAGACCGTAGAATTAGCCCCCGCTCGGGGGCATGTATCAAATGACCTGATGACTGATTTTTTTTAAAATCATGTTCACTAATCTTTTCTTTTGATATCCCTTCTCTTTTTTTTTGAGGATTGACAGATATCTCAATCGTTCATGTTCAACTTTGCTACGGTCTGCCTCAAGCGTTGATTCTTGCTTGTCCTGATCGTAACTATCAATAACTCCTGCAGGGAGACTCCAAATTTTAATGTTACAGTAGTCACGGAAAAAGACCCAGCGGTCAACTTCATATTTTATAGGATAGTTGAATTCGAGTAATGCTTTTGCTGTTGCAAGACTGAGAATATAAGCAGGCGACTGACTTGCTCGTGCCATTCTGTAGAATGTGACATTTTCAGTCAGGTTCTTCTTTAGTAACGGAGTGATAGCCTCAGGTGTATTGAGCAGATAAATTTCACGACTGCGCGACTGGAGAGCGTTCTCAACAGTACTAATAACTTCTTTCGCAGACTCGGTGATAGTAATGTCATCCTCAAGCACCAGAGCGCAAGGGATGTTATCTGCTACCATTCTGGAATATATATACAGATGACTTAAAGTACACCCAATCACACCTTTTGTTAGTCTGGCCTGTGAAAGGTTTTGAGCCAGAAGGTGTGTTGCTTCGTCCTGCAATTCACGACCGTTAACAGCCTCAACGATTTCATAATCGAATCCATTGGCTTTACATTGTGCATCAATATTGTTTCTTTTTTTTACTTCAGTTTTAAGGTTTATAACGAAGGTTTTCATAGTGCTTCCTTATAAAACAACATTCCGTTTTTATTTAATAGTAAATTGCTGAGTGAACTGATAAAGAATCAGTAAATAACTCTGTGAATTATCAAAGTCATACAAACGGTAATCATAGTAACTGTAATGATAACGTTGCTCAACCGAAAATAGATGAAATGCCCTGAGAAGGCTTGTTGTGTAACCTGTAGTCGAACTGAGATAAATAGTCCCTAAACCCAATAATCAAGAAAATAGTCTCACCCCTTAACCACGGAGTTAAACAGATGGGCGACTATCACCACGGCGTAGAGGTCATCGAGATTAACGATGGCACACGCACCATTTCCACCGTCTCGACGGCCATCATCGGCATGGTCTGCACAGCCAGCGATGCTGACGATTCAACATTCCCGCTTAATGAACCGGTGCTGATTACCAGCGTACAGAACGCTATCGGTAAAGCCGGTAAACTTGGCACCCTGTCAAAATCCCTGCAGGCCATTGCCGACCAGTGCAAGCCGGTCATTGTGGTTGTGCGCGTTGCCGAAGGTATCGCAGACCCGGACGACCCGGAAGCCGCGCAGAAAGAAACCATTTCCAACATCATCGGCACGACCGACGAAAACGGCAAATACACCGGCCTGAAAGCGCTGTTGACCGCAAAAACCGTCACCGGCGTTAAGCCGCGCATTCTCGGCGTACCGGGGCTGGATTCTCAGGAAGTGGCGACCGCGCTCGCGGCGACCTGTCAGAGCCTGCGTGCGTTTGGCTATATCAGCGCGTGGGGCTGCAAAACCATTTCCGAAGCCATTGCCTACCGTAAGAATTTCAGCCAGCGCGAGCTGATGGTGATTCACCCTGATTTTCTGGCATGGGACACCACGGCGAACGAAACCGATATCGCATGGGCGACCGCTCGCGCATTAGGGCTGCGAGCCAAAATCGACCAGGAGACCGGCTGGCACAAGACGCTGTCTAACGTCGGTGTGAATGGCGTCACCGGCGTCAGTGCTTCGGTCTCATGGGATTTGCAGGAGCAGGCCACCGACGCGAATCTGCTCAATCAGGCAGGTGTCACCACGCTTATTCGTAACGATGGTTTTAAATTCTGGGGTAACCGCACCTGCTCAGATGACCCGTTATTCGTGTTTGAGAACTATAACCGCACCGCTCAGGTGCTGGCTGATACGATGGCGGAAGCGCACGCGTGGGCAATTGATAAACCTGTCACTGCAACGCTTATCCGCGACATTGTCGCCGGTATCAATGCGAAATTCCGCGAGCTGAAAAACAACGGCTATATCGTTGACGGCACCTGCTGGTACGACCCGGAGTCAAACAGTGCGGAAACCCTCAAGGCGGGGAAACTCTATATCGATTACGACTATACCCCCGTCCCGCCGCTGGAAAACCTGACCCTGCGCCAGCGCATCACCGATACCTATCTGGCGAACCTGTCAGACTCGGTCAACAGCTAAGGAGCTCAGCACATGGCGTTACCACGCAAACTGAAATACCTGAACATGTTTAACGACGGTCTCAGCTACATGGGCGTTGTTGAATCCGTCACCCTGCCAAAGCTGACCCGCAAGCTTGAGAAATATCGCGGCGGCGGGATGCCGGGCTCGGTGTCGGTTGACCTCGGCCTCGATGACGACGCGCTGTCGCTTGAGTGGACGCTCGGCGGTCTGCCTGACGTTGAGCTGTGGGCGCAGTACGCGTCACCGGGTGCGGACAGCGTGCCGCTGCGCTTCACCGGCTCATTCCAGCGCGACGACACCGGAGCAATTTCCGCCGTTGAGGTGGTCATGCGTGGCCGTCACAAGGAGTACGACGGCGGCGAAAACAAGCAGGGCGAAAGCGGCACGACCAAAATTGCGACCGAGTGCTCGTACTACCAGCTCACGATTGACGGCAAAGAAGTCATCGAGATTGACGTCATCAACATGGTGATGAAAGTCGACGGCGTCGACCGTCTGGCAGAACATCGTAAGGCTATCGGCCTGTAACCCCTTTACCGGTCAGTCAGGCTGGCCGGTCACTTAATTTTGAAGAGAGTGACATTATGGAAAACATCAACGAAAACGAAAACCCAAACATTGTGATCCTCGATAATCCCGTTATGCGCGGTGAGCAAAAAATCGAACAGGTGACGCTGACCAAACCCAACACAGGAACGTTACGCGGCGTGAGTCTGGCCGCACTGGCAAACTCTGACGTCGATGCGCTGATTAAGGTGCTGCCGCGTATGACGTACCCGGCGCTGACTGAGTCAGAAGTTATGAGGCTGGAAGCGTCAGACCTGATTTTGTTCGCCGGTAAGGTGGTCGGTTTTTTGTCACCATCTTCGGCTCGCTGACGTTCCCCGATAACCTTTCGGTCGATGACCTGATGGCGGATATCGCGGTGATTTTTCACTGGCCGCCATCAGAGCTGAATTCCCTGAGCGTGACCGAGCTCATCACATGGCGCGAAAAGGCGCTGCAGCGAAGCGGAAACCACCATGAGCAATAACGTCAGACTTGAGGTGCTGCTTAACGCAGTAGACCGGGCAAGCCGACCGCTCAAAGCTATCCAGAACGCCAGTAAATCCCTTGCTGGCGATATCCGCACTTCTCAAAACACCCTGCGCGATCTGAATGCGCAGGCGTCCCGAATTGACGGATTCAGGAAAGCGAGCGCACAGCTTGCCGTGACCGGTCAGTCGCTTAACAAAGCGAAACAGGAGGCCGCAGCGCTGGCCGTCCAGTTTAAAAACACCGAAAACCCCACTAACGCGCAGGCGCGCGCGATGGAGGCGGCAAAGAAATCCGCCGCTGACCTGCAGCTCAAATATAACGGGCTCAGGCAGTCGGTACAGCGCCAGCGCACCGAGCTCGCGCAGGCTGGCATAAACACCCGCACGCTGTCGGCGGATGAGCGCCGTCTGAAATCCAGCATCAGTGAGACAACCGCGCAGCTTAACCGGCAACGTGATGCACTGGCGCGCGTCAGTCAGCAACAGGCCAGACTCAGCGCGGTAAAAAGCCGCTATGAATCCGGGCAACAGCTCGCCGCCGGTGCGCGTAATGCCGGGATGGTGGGTGTCGGGGTGGCGACCGCCGGGCTTTATGGTGCGTCACGCTTTATTGCGCCGGGTATCGGTTTTGATAAGCAGATGTCAGGCACGCAGGCGATCCTCGGGCTCGATAAGGGCGACGATAAGCTCGCGGCCATTCGTCAACAGGCGCGAGATATCGGTGCGACAACCGCCTTTTCGCCGGGTGATGTAGCGCGCACGCAGACCACGCTCGCACGCTCGGGCTATAACGCCGATGACGTGCTGGCTGCGACCGGTTCGACCGTAAACCTGAGCCTCGCGGCCGATGTGGATATCGCAGAAGCCGCCGACATTATCACTAACATGCAGTCGGCATTTAACCTGCCGACCACCGAGATTGAGCGCGTCGCGGATGTGATGACGAAAGGCTTTACGTCATCAAACACCGGTCTCGTCGAGCTGGGCGAGGCGATGAAATATGTCGCGCCAATTGCTGAGGCTGCAGGTGCGAGCATCGAAGACACGACCGCCATGCTCGGCATTCTGGCGGATAACGGGATTAAAGGCTCGATGGCCGGTACGGGCGCGAGTGCCATTTTCAACCGTCTGCAGGCTCCTATGGGTAAGGCCGTTGAGGCCATTTCAGAATTAGGCGTGAAAACCCGTGACTCTAAAGGGAACATGCTGCCGGTCGAGAAAATCCTTAAAGATATTCACAAGTCCTTTGCGAAAAACAAGCTCGGCACCGCAGAACAGGGCGAATATCTGAAAGTGATTTTCGGTGAAGAGGCCATGAAAGGCGCGATTAAACTCGTCGCCGCTGCAGGTGATGGGTCGCTCGATAACAAGCGCCAGCAAATCCGGGATTCTAAAGGCACGACCGAACGCATTGCGAAAATCCAGACGGACAACCTCGACGGCGATCTAAAAAACCTGCAGTCAGCATGGGAAGACCTGCAGATTGAGGTTTTCGAAAAAGAAGACTCAGCACTGCGTCGCCTGACGGTTTCCGCGACAGACTGGCTCGGCAAGGTGGCCGCGTGGGCGAAAGCTAACCCTGAACTGACGCAAACCCTGTTTAACCTTGTCGCCGGTGGGCTGGCGCTGGTCGGCGTGCTGGGAGGGATTGGCCTGATTGCGTGGCCGGTCATCGCCGGGATTAACGGGATTATTGCTGCAGCCGGTGTGCTGAATGTCGTTTTCACCACTGCAGGAAGTGCCATTGTCGCTGCAGTTAGCGCAATCAGTTTGCCGGTGGTGGCCTTGGTCGCTGCCGTGGTGGCAGGTGCTCTATTGATTCGTAAATACTGGGAGCCCATCAGCGCATTCTTTTCCGGCGTGGTTGAGGGGCTTAAAGCGGCCTTTGCGCCGGTGGCGGACATTTTCGCACCGCTCGCGCCGGTGTTTGATTCTTTCATGGAGAAATTGCGGGGTGTCTGGCAGTGGTTTACCGACCTGATAGCGCCCGTTAAGGCAACGCAGGAGACGCTCGACAGCTGCAAAAATGCGGGGGTGTTGTTCGGTAAAGCACTAGCCGACGCGCTGATGTTACCGCTCAATAGTTTTAACAAACTGCGCGGCGGCGTTAACTGGTTACTGGAGAAACTCGGGGTTATCAATAAAGAGTCGAGCGACCTTGACCAGAAAGCCGCAAAAGCCAATGCGGCAACGGGTTCAGGTAAAGAGTCCAGTATCAGACCAACCTCGTTCTTTGGCGATTCTCAGTGGTATCACCCGGTGCCGGTTCCTGCCGGGAAGACCTACGTAGACCAGAGCAAGCCAGAATATAACATCACCCTACATGGTGGCATCGCACCGGGTACAGACCTTGACCGGCAGCTCCGCGAAGCCGTCGAAAGACTCGACCAGCAAAACCGTGCGCGTCAGCGCTCAAGTATGCGTCACGATGGATGAGGGCTAAAGCATGTTAATGGTTTTAGGTTTATTTGTGTTTGAGCGCCGTACGCTGCCACATCAGTCAATGCAGTATTCGAAAGAGTACCGCTGGGCGTCAAATGACCGCATCGGCAAACCACCGGCCTATCAGTTTCTCGGGGAGGGGGAAACCTCACGCACGCTTTCGGGCGTGCTGTACCCGGAAATCACCGGCGGCCGTCTGTCACTGACCGCCATCGAGCTGATGGCCGACGAGGGCAGAGCGTGGCCGCTGATTGACGGAACGGGCATGATCCACGGCATGTATGTTATCGATAAGGTGAGCCATACGCACACCGAATTATTCAGCGACGGCGCAGCCAGAAAAATCGAGTTTAGCCTGTCGCTGAAACGCGTCGATGAGTCGCTCGCGGCGATTTACGGCGACCTGAAAACGCAGGCCGACAATCTGGTGACATCTGCTGGTAACTGGCTGGGAGGGCTGGCGGGATGATTACTGGGATGAATATTCAGGCCGGTGCAAAGATTGCCCCGGCGTTTATGCTCAAGCAGGATAACGAAGATATTACGCAGGATTTCAGCGACCGGCTAATCAGCCTGACCATGACGGACAATCGCGGATTCGAGGCCGACCAGCTCGACATCGAGCTCGATGATACCGACGGTCAAATCGCTATGCCTCCGCGCGGCGCAACGTTAACGTTGTGGCTGGGCTGGCAGGGTAGCGCCCTGATAAAAAAAGGCACCTTTACGGTAGATGAAATCGAGCACCGTGGCGCGCCAGATACGCTGACCATCCGGGGGCGCAGCGCTGATTTTCGCGGGTCGCTGAACTCACGCCGGGAACAGTCATGGCACGATACCACACTCGGGGTAATTGTTGAGACCATCGCAACGCGCAATAAGCTTGAAGCCAGCGTGGCCGATATGCTGAAAGCGATCCCCGTCCATCATATTGACCAGACTCAGGAATCCGACGCGGCGTTTCTGTCTCGTCTGGCTGACCTTAACGGTGCGGCGGTGTCGGTAAAAGCGGGAAAACTGCTGCTCCTGAAAGCCGGGAGCGGCATGACGGCCAGTGGCAGGAACATTCCGCTGATGACCTTAGAGCGCGGCGACGGTGACCGGCACCAGTTTGCGATTGCTGACCGCGAAGCCTACACCGGCGTTACGGCTAAATGGCTGCACACCAGAGATCCGAAGCCGCAAAAACAAAAGGTCAAGCTCAAGAGAAAGCCCAAAGAGCAGCACCTGCGCGCGCTGCAGCACCCAAAGGCCACCAAAGCCACGGTAAAGCCCAAAGCTAAAAAGGAGCAGGAGGCGCGCGAGGGCGAGTACATGGTCGGCGAGTCTGACAACGTGCTTGAGCTGACGACCATCTACGCGACTAAGGCGCAGGCCATGCGCGCCGCTCAGGCAAAGTGGGACAAGCTGCAGCGCGGCGTCGCGGAGTTTTCAATCTCGCTGGCTATTGGAAGGGCTGATTTATTTCCTGAAACGCCGGTGGCGGTGAAAGGCTTTAAGCGCGTTATAGACGAGCAGGCTTGGATAATCAGCCGGGTGGTGCATAACCTTAACGGGAACGGCTACACGACGGGCTTAGAGCTTGAGGTTAAGGTTTCGGATGTGGAGTATGAAAGCGAAGAGATAACACAATAAATGTTGTTTATATGTTTGATATATAAGGATTTAATGGATAAAATTGATGCATCAATCATGCTCTGAGGTGCTCGCCATGTTTCACTGTCCAAAATGCCATTACGCCGCCCACGCTCGCACGAGTCGCTATTTTTCCGATACGACCAAAGAACGTTATCACCAGTGCACTAATATCAACTGCAGCGCAACGTTTGTGACCACTGAGACGGTCGAGCGCTTTATCGTTTCGCCGGGTGAAGTAGTGCCAGCACCACCGCACCCGACCCAATCAGGCCAGCAACAAATCACCTGGATGTGACCAAAAGAAAGCCCCTCAAATGCGGGGCTTTTTTCGATGTGTGGGCATTATCAGAAAAGAATCCTAATGCCTCCATGTTTTACAATCATTCATAATCATTTCCTGGTGAATGTCATCTGGTAGTTAAGGTGTTATTTTTCAGTTGCTTAATTGCTTTATGGGCTGGCCTCTATACAGGGAAGATGCTTTGTATTATACTGTATTTATATACAGTATTTCGTTGTGGGATGGCATTCTGTTCCTCTCATAAGAAATATAAATGGCGTTAAGAAAAGCTTTCAGATTGAACTGACGGGTTGTAAAACAGTCACACTGTTGAGTCAGTTCGCTCTTTATGCATCTCAAGAGTATGAGATAAATATGAATAGTGAACTTATCGGTGAATGTGGGCTTGTTTTTATATCCACCTGGATATATGTTAGTATTGCAAGCAAGGGATTTTAATGGTATAAGGCGCATCCTATATGGATACAGAAAGCCAGAAAGCCAGAAAGCCAGAAAGCAAGAAAAAATAATCCCAACAAATTCAGGGGGTTGAAGGTGTTGCCAGAAAAGCCTCACTTTTGATTGATTTACCCCCGGTTACTACGCGGACGGACTGTAGTAAATTTTTTCGACCATGGATTAGGTTTCATTGACCTAAATCAAATTTATGCCGACAAGGGAGGCTGAACGATGGACATTAACGCAGTGAATGCTGTGCTTAATTCCCATTGGGATGGTCGCTTGCCTGTGCGACCTGATGTCATAGCCCATAGAATGGGAATACAAGTAACACCGTTAGTTCCTGATGGTAGCAATGGTAACCAGTCAGGCTATGCTGAAATCGTAAACGGCCGCTATGTGATTGCGTACAATGCAAATGATTCCCATAGTAGGATCCGTTTCACGCTTGCTCACGAACTAGGTCACCATGTTCTTGGGCATACACAGCATGGAAAAAAGTTCAGGGAGTACTCTAACCAAGACCTGAACAGCGGGAATTACTTTGAAGAGAGAGATGCAAATAGCTTTGCTGCTGAGCTACTGATGCCGCGCGAAGCCCTCTCGGTGATGATCAATAAAGAAAAAATTTACTCCATCCCGGCTTTAGCAAGCCAGTTTGGGGTTTCCGAGGAAGCGATGTATTGGCGTGCTAAAAATCTCGGCTTCCTTAATGGATACTAA